GGAATCAAGTCTTCCAAGAAGGCTGAAGATGAAGAACCCATCCGTGAGAGTTTGAGCGAGAAGTTCCGTAAGAAGGAAACTGCCGCTGCAAAGAAGCCTGTTGTTCAAGAGGACGATGGCGGCGAAGAGGATACGCTTTCCTACTTCCGCAAGTTGGCTGAAGAGGATTGATTAGCCTGATGGTCGGACAGAACTATTGATTGTATTAATAGTTCTTTCACTGTTACTTGGCATAACCATCGTAGGGCCGCCATTAGTGTTATTAACAACGGTTGTTTGCTGATTGTTAATAGTATTATTGGCGGCTCTTTCACTTGAATCCATTGATGCTTTTTGCAATAAGGTAGACATCATTTGGTATTCTTGTGCCATTCTATTTTCAGCAGGAGCAATAGACGGTACTATAGTGGAAGCAGTTGCATAAGAAGGAATAGGTGTTGTTAAATTAGTTAAAACTGTTCTTACAGTTGGGGTGTTAATTTTATCAACCGCAGAAAACCCAAACTCTGTTGCTCTCATACCAAAAGATTTTCCTAATTCTATCATAGTATTAGTTATTGGAGTAAGTTGAGTTTTTAGTGTGTCCGACAAATGATAAATTGAATCTGAAAAATCTTGACTAATAGTTTTTAAAGAAGAAGCAGTATTTTTTATCATGTTTGCCGAAGAATCTACAGCATTAGAAACAAATTCTTTTGTTTTTCCTATGCCAGAAGTTACATCCTGAGCGTTAAATCCGAAATCAATATTTTGACCTTCTAAAGAAGGAATAGTAAAAGAAAATCCTTTTTCTTCAGTTTCTTCTTCTTTCTTTTTCCTAGCAGCCTCGGCCGCTTCTCTTTTCTTTCTGTCTTTTGCGGTTTCCATGCCAAGCATTTTGCCAATAAAACTGTCTGCAATAAAATCATAGAGAGGTTGTATAAATTTAAACAAAAAGTATTCCATAAATTTTGTAAACGGGTCAACAACATATTCTGTAAACAAATCCGCAAGCGCACCAATTGCTTTAAAAATATATCCGAGCCCCTTGAATGCAACCATAACTAAACCAAATAGTGGTGCTAAAAGTATCAATATGAATTGGACAACTTTAAAGACTGGCTTTAAAAGTGAAAATGCTAAATTTAAAACAGAAATGATTACTTTACTTATTGCTGTTAAAGCAGGGTCAACAAAATCTTTGTATAATGAGTAGATAAATCCTAGAACTAATGCTCCAGCGTAAATTAAAGTATCAAAAATTGGGTCAAACCATTTCATTATGTTTTCTAATTTTAAAGTCATAGCAGCAACTAATCCACCTATAGGTCCTCCAAAAACTGTTGCTAACACCATTCCGCCTATTTGTACAATTAAAGCCATTATGGATTTAACCATAGTATAAAAATTACCGCTAAATAAGTTTTTAAAAAATGTTGGCATTCCTGCTAAAACGCTTATCACAGCAGACAATGGTGCTAGAACTCCTCCAATATATTTTCCTACTGATATGCCCAATCTTAAAACATTACCAATACCAAAACCAAACCTGTCCAGAATAAGCAAAATTTTGCCAACACCACCAGAAAAGAAATTTGTTATTGGAGTAAATAATTTTATTGTAAGATCTCCAATGCTTGCAGCAAAAGATTCCATTCCCCTTCCTATAGATGCAATTGGTGATAGTATTGTTCCTATTTTTGGTATTAATTTTGAAATGGCAACTACAACATCACCAATAACAACATAAACTTTTTCAAACTTACTTAATTTGCTTATATTCAATTCAAAATTTTTAAAGATTTCATACCATGCGGAAAGACGAGATGGTATCAATTCTATAAACTTTAGCATACGAGTCCAAGCAAAGAAGAACGCTTCGCTCTTGCCTGCAATATAACTAAAAAACTTTGATGTTTTAGTTATTCCTTGGTATAGTTGAGAAACACGCGATGTCCAATTATTGATAAAACTTGCTATAATTAGCGGCATATCACGGAAGGTAAATACTAAAGCATTTTTAACCAACAACAAACTCTTTATCATTCCTAAGAAAACATCACCACTCAAAATGTTCGATATTGCTTTAAATTTTGCAAATTGTACAATAAAAAAACCTGCTAAAATACCCAAAGAAAACATTAATGGATAAACTACTAGTTTAATGAAAAAACTAATAACAGCACCAAATGGTCCCATTAAATCCAAAACAATCTTGAGTAAACTTCTAGGTTTTGTATTTTCTATTATTTTATCTAAATCTCGGGTTACGCCTTTGAAACCCTTTTCGACCACGACTTTTGTTGGGTCAAAATTTCTAGAAGAAATAAGTTCTTTTGTATTTTTAATATCTTGTGCAGTAGCATCTTTATTTAATTTTATAATATCTTTGTTTTGTTCAAGTAATCGAAGTTCTCTTTGCCCTTGTTCTACAGATAGTTGAACAGTTCTTCTAGTCAATAACTCCAATTCTTCATCTGATAAGTCGGATAAAGATGTATTTGATTCCTTTAGTATTGTTTTAACATCATTTAATAGAAGATTATTATTTTGTTGTTCAAGCAGAGATAATTGACTGATTTTTTGTTGTTCTATATAACCCGCAAACCAGGCATCAAAATCTAATTCCCCACCACCAGAATTTTTTATATCTGCCGCTGTTACTTGATAACTTTTAATTACATTTGCCAACTTGTCAAAAGATTCGGTTCTTTCTTTTATTCCGATATTAGTTAAAGGTGCAACCGTTCCTCTATTCGCCTCTGATTTTAAATTAGATAAAATTTCAGTTAATACGCTTATTTTATCTTTAAGTAATTTACTTGCTGTTATTTCTTCTTCGCTTAATTTTTTGTTGGTATTGTTTAATTCTTCGTATTTTTTATTAAGTTCTTCTATAGTATTAGTTAAACTTTTAATAGTTTCTGTTTGTAATTGTTGTGCTTTTTTCAACTCAGCATCAAAAGCAGCAGAGTTCACCCTTGGGTTTTCGGGTGCGCCTCCTGGTGGAAAATTTGGCCCAAAGTTAAAGTCTGATTCTGCCATCTAATTACCTTCTAAATTGTGCAGGATTGAATTGACTTTCCATTCCTGACATCTTTTCGTTTTCCTCTTTCACATGTTGAATAAGCATTTCAATATAAATTCTTCTTTCCCACGGCAACATGCTTTCAATTTCGCTTAAAGGATATTTGTGATGCTGCATCATGGCAAAATTTGTTTCTAACATATTTGCCAAACTATCGTGCATCATACTTACTGAAAAAAACTTTGTGCTCCTTTAAGCGTAACCTCCTTTTCTTTACCGCAGCAACTATATTTTATAGTTTTTTCTACAGTTGGCATATACTCAAAGAAATTCATTATTTTCTTTAGTGAAAGTTGAGATAGTTGGTCAACAAAATCAACAACATCTTTTGTTGTGTATTCACTAGTTTTATAAGTTTGTTGTTTGTCAAAAATTATGTCTATACATTTAGCAATAAACTCCATAACTATATTTGGATCTTCCTTTTTCTGTGCTTCAGAAAGTCTAATCATGTCGTCATACGATGGATACTTCATCAAAACCCCGACTGTTTCTGACAATTGAATTCTATTTGAAAACATAGGATTAAATTTAACTTCTATATCATCCAACTTTATTGAAACTTTAACAGTTTCTTTACAGCCCTCATCGCAACTTAAAGATATTTCTACGGTTTCACCAACAGATTTGGAGCGTAATTTAATAAACAAATATTCAATATCAAATGGTGCTAATTTTTCAACATCAACTTTGTCAAATGTGCAATTTTTTATCGCCTGCTTCATTGCACGAACTTGTTCTCGTTCATCCTTGGTTTCATTGGCAAGAAGTAGTATTTTTTCTTCTTTAACCAAAAAGGGTCTATATTCTATCAATTCGTCAGTTGATGGTATTTTTATTTCATATTTTGGTGTAGCAACAAAAGGTAAAGTCATTTTATAATCTCCTTATACATTATTTATATGCCTTTAAATAAAGCCGCCGTATTGATACCTGAAGTTAACAAGTTGTTTAAGAACAAGTCTGGTTCTCCGGCATATTGCGGCAATGTTGGATCGTTTGGATTATTCTTTAGATATTTTGTATAATCCGGTCTTCCAGAATCTATTTTTGCTCCCGATGGTGGCTTTGCTAACCAAGCAGTCTTGAGTCTTTGCTTTTCTTCGTTCGTCAAATCTCTTCTTATTCCATTTAATTGATCATCTGAAACTCTAACAGTATTTGATGTCATATCCATTATTTGTGAAAATCCAGCATGCATAGCATATTTCGTATCATCATCCCAACTCATATATGGAATAATTTCTCTATAGCCAAAAATTATACTTGAAATTAAAATAGCGTTTGTTGATGCGTTTTGGAATTCATTTAATCCAACGCTTCTCGGGTAAACTTCTGTTAGTTTTATACCGTACAGCCGTCCAGACTCCAACAACTCTAAAACATGAGCAAAATTATATACAAAATTTGGAAGAGGTATTATTGATACAGAACACTGTTTGGCATAGTCGTCGTAATAAGACACATATCTTGAAACAGGATCCACAATAGACCTTTGCCAAGATCTAAAAAAAGTATATTCGTATAAATCTGTTCCACAATTAAATTGAAATCCCGCACTATTATCACCAAACTCTTGCGAGTAAGGTATTGCTCTTTTTGGTCCAACAATTCTAAGTTCTGATGTAGAAAAAGAACTTTCTGGTATTACAGCAGTCAAACAGTTCAACGATAATCGTTTGTTGTCTAGTCCCCACAAATAACCATTTTTTTGTTTTTGCATTTCTAAAGAGTCTGGTATTCCTTGAAATAGTATACAGTATCTGTTAGTTCTTAAATATCCTGTAGACCGACCAAAATTAATTTGATCTTCTATAAATGAAGCCCCTCTAAGAGTGACGGATTTACCTCCAACCATAGTTTTGCTTACAGGAACTCCAAGTTGACTAAAAAGAGAACCTACAAACTCGGATGAATTAAATACATTATCCATTTACTGATTCCTTTACTGTTTTGCTGCCCATTTAAATACCTCTTCTCTTGTTTTACCAACAAATCTATCTAATGGCAAAAACGGAACAATTTTCCAATCAATAGGTTTAATGTAAACCGCGCCCCCAAGAATTCTGTTAAAATTATACTTTTTTATTGATGCTCTTAAAAATTTATTCATTAGTGGAGAAGATTGTTTTATTTTTTCATATGATGTTTTTAAAAACACTTTATTTGGGTCTGCTGGATGATTATACCACTCATCTATATTAGTGTATGTTAACAAATAATTTAAAAATATTGTTCTATTATAATGTCGCAAATAATGAAGATTTATACCCAAAACAGATCCTTTATGCCATTTAAGAACTACTATTAGAGGAAACTGATCGTAAAAAGGCAATTTACTTTCTGTTGTTAATGGATTGTATTGAAAAAAATACATGCTTCCATAAGACATTAATGAAGAATTTTCCCCTCTTCTTAATATCGGTTCTCGATATATCTGCCCCACTTCCTTTAAAGTATTTCCTAACCAATGAGTTGCTTCTCTGCTTGCAATATCATAGTTTTCAAATTTAAACCGCCTTACTATTGAATTTACTTCTTCTATACTCAATTTTACCTCGGTTTATTCTTTTCCAAAAATTTCTTTCTCGGTTAATATTTTAAATTCCCAGCCACGGTCTTCACAATAAGTTTTAGCCGCCTGCCATTTTGAAGTATTAATAATCCAATCTCTCATTTTAATCATGGCAGTTTTAGTTAATTTTTTACTTTCATCTATAGTAGGCTTTTCTGTCATATTTTTAGGTTTTATTTCTATTAATATGCACTTTTCTGTGCCGTCTGTCTGTTTAGTTTTTATCCAAAAGTCTACAAAGTATCTGTGTATTTTACCATCTAGAGGTGATTTATAAGGAACTGTTACTTCTTCAGAAGACCAAGAAAGTATAGATTCGTTAAAATCACAATACTGCATAAACCTTCTTTCCCATAAAGAACGGTACACACAGTTGGTCGAATCCCCTTTATATTTTTGGGGATTTTTAGGTTTATAAAATCCCTTATATGTCTTAAAAGTACCGATTTTGCGCTCCTCCCAACATACTATTTAGTTAAAATTTTTTGAATAAATACCTTTTAGGATTAGGTTCATTACATCTTTAAGAAAGAGATAACCCTATGGCATTAGAAGACGGAGCAGGATTTACAAATACTCCTCGGGGATTACCTAGAGTCGATCCAACCCAATTAGACGCAGATACAGATGGCGTATATCAAAACGGGCAAGAATGGAATCTAGGAATTGATAATTATGAGTTATTAAATGATAATCAAGATATTGCCTACGATGCCGAAACCAATACATGGAGAGTTAAACCCTCTCCGAATAAAGCATTAGCAAATGAGATTTTAAAGAATGATCAAGCAAACGAAAGAAGAAAAATAGAACAAGAGCGGGCTGAAGAATTTAAACAATTACAGCAACAAGACAGCGGTTACTTTAGTGAAACCAGACAAATACAACCATCTGGTAGTGATAAAGAAATGATATTTTCGTATCCTTATGACTTAGGATTAATTCCTGAATTAAAAAATTGGATATCATTTGAAATATTTGTTTCTGGTGGGAACAACTTAAAAACAAATACAGATTCAAAATCCGATGCTAATCCACGAGTTTATGGAATAGACATTAAAAAGTTGTCGGGAGTACCAGGAGTAAATCCAGAAAAAATTTCTAACATTCTGAACAGTCCGGCAGGAGTTGCTGGAACTGTATCTTTGTTGGGGCTACAAGCAGGGTCTCTTGCTACTAGTGGAATCGGAGCACAAGTTGCAAAAGACTTATGGAATAATTTTAGTTATGAGGGAAGCGATAAAGTTGGTGCAGGAGAATTTGGATTTGTTCAAGAAACCACAGGAATGACCACAGCAAATCAAAGAGTGCCTAGAACAATATGTCTGTATATGCCATCTAATTTAAAAACATCTTATGGTGTAGAATACAACGAAGAAGATTTCACCAAACTTGGAGTTGTTACAGAAACCATGAAAGTTACAGCACAAACTCTTGCGGCACTTTTAAGAAGCAGAGGAGTAAATGATGAAAATTTAGCATCACAAATAAGAGTAACTATGGAACATTTTGGTAGACAAGCATTAAAATCAAGTTCGGATTATCTAAATCAAATGACTCAAAATTTAGGAGGAGAACTTGGTGGGCAACTAAATCTAGCAAATTATTATAGAGCGATTAGTAGAAAAGTAACAAATCCATTTATAATAAACATGTATAAGTCCACAAAAAGAAGAACTTTTGAATTCTCTTTTAAGTTTTTGCCAAGAAATGCAAAAGAAGTCGAAACCGCATATCAAATAATAAATCTATTTAAAAGATATTCTCTGCCAAAAAGAATAGGTGGGCTTCAGGGCAGATATGTAGAATTTCCAGCAGAATTTAAAATTAGATTTAACCATGATGGTATGGAAAATTTATATCTTCCAAGAATAGGAAGATGTGCACTAACCGATATAAATGTTTCTTATGGTGACGATACATTTTCAACATTTGCTCCAGTTTCAACTCAAACTGATAGAGGAGAAATAGTGGGCGGTGCAGCACCAACAAAAATAGAAATGTCTCTAGTATTTTCAGAACTAGAAATTCTCACCGCAGACAGAATAGATCAAGGATTCTAAAATGAGTTATTTTTCTCTTTTTCCGGTAACTTCAATTGTATTAGACGGCGAAAATTTAGAAGTAAAACAAGTAAAAAACATACTTGTAAGAGCCAAATTTTCCAATTACTTAAAACAAAAAGAAGGATTATTTGCACCATATAAAATAAAAGAAAACGATAGACCAGATACTTTGGCTCATGCGTTTTACGGAAATTCCAATTTACATTGGTTGATATTATTATTCAATGAAATATTAGACCCATATTTTGATTGGCCATTAACCGAAAGAGTCCTTACAAATTATATTGCTGAAAAATATTCTGGAACAGCAATATATGTTGAAGATGTTTTTTATTACGCATCGGGTTCAAAAAGAACACAAAAGGTACTTAAAAATGAACCAATTATAAATGGGAATACAGTTGCAAAAATAATAACTCCAACAGAAACTAAAAATTTATTAATAACTCAATACGATCCAACTTTTAGCAAAATGGTGGTTTATGGAAATGTTGGGACATTAGGAGTACCTCCATCAAATTCTAATAATTTAATAATAACAAACTCAAACGGGATAGATATAGAAACAAAAATAAGATATATGGAAGTAAATGCCACCTCTGTTCATCATTTTGAAGATTCAAACGGAGTTTGGCAAAATCCTAGAGACAAACCATCTCTGGACACACCAGAAAGTAGAATAAAAATATACACATCCGGCACTCAAAGAACACTTAATTTGCTTGGAGAAGTTACAAACGCCGATTATGAATTTAAACTAAATGAAAGAAAAAGAGATATAAATTTAGTAAAACCAGAGTATGTTGATGCAGTTATATCTCAAATGGTTGATTTACTAAAGCCAAAGAGAAAAACTCAAGTCTAAAACTTTATGTCATTAATCAATAACACAAATAGTTTAGAAGCAACTCCATCAAACAAGATAGCAAATCTTGGAGATATTATAATAAAAGATGTAGTTTTAACTACTCGTTCCGGTTTATCCGTAAGTTTATTAAAATTAATAAGTTCAGTAGAAATATATGAAGACATATATTTTAATAGTTTGACAGGAACTATTTCGTTTATAGATTCTCTAGCACTAGTAACTCATGCCCCAATAATCGGAGATGAAAAAATATCAATATCATTCTATACTCCAGGACAAGACAATCAATCTCACAAAGAAATTACTTTGGTGATGAGAGTATATAAATGCACTAGAAATACAGTAGGTTCATCAGATAAAAATGCATTTGTTACTTTAGATTTTGTTTCTCCAGAATTTTTTGTTAATACACAAATTAAATTTTCTGCATCATTTAGAGATATGCCATATTCGGAAATGGCTAAAAAAATATTTGAAGACTATGTAATAAAATTGGTTAAGCAAGATCCTATGTTTACTAGCGGCCCAGCATTTAATAGCCAATCTCAAGAAACATATTCTCCAGTGTTTTTAGATTACAAGACTGAAGGAAATAAAACTGTTGTATTCCCTTATTGGTCTCCGTTTTATGCCATAAATTGGTTGGCTAATCGTTCTCATAGCATAGTAGACAATAAGTTTGGTTGTGATTATTTGTTTTTTCAACAACTAAATGGAACATATAATTTTGTTCCACTGTCCTATTTTAAAACAAAAGATGTTGTGGCAAGTTATACTAGAATACCTAGCGATAAAACTAGAGAAATGATGCAATACAAAAACATTCAAGAGTTTACAATATTAAACTATGCAGACAAAATGAGGGATGTTTCATCTGGTGTTTATGCTTCTTCTTATAAAGCATTTGATATAACTAAAAAAACTATAGATATGAGTTTGTTTAATTATTTTAACACATTTTACAGCACACTTCATACTGAAGATGCTCCAACTACAAAAACTGGAGGATTTAATAGAAGTGAAGTTTCCAATCCACTAATAACTAAAGAGTCTTTTTCTTTTGGCGGTTCTCAAAACAATGGGGATGTTTACTCCACAAAATTAGCATCTTACACAAAGATATTGCCCAAAAAGTCCAACAAATTTGGAAATAGTACAAATTACAAACACGATTCAATGATTGACAACGAAGGTTATGAAAATTATGCTTTGATAAGACAAAGTTTAATGAATCAATTAAACACAGTTATGGTTCAAATTAAAGTTTTAGGAGATTCCAGAAGAAGAATAGGAGACATTGTTGAATTACTAATTCCTTCTATGGAAGATCCAGCAGGAGTAGAACAAGGATTTGAATACGATAGATATTTGAGTGGTAATTATATGATTACAAAAATAAACCACGCATTTACACACAATAACTATGAACTAATAATGACCTTGGTGAAAGATTCTTATTCACAGCCATTAAGTAACATTAAGCAACAGGGAGAAACCTTTACTCTATCTGATGGTAGTAAATCTATAGGAGTCAACACTTCTCCAACAAGCAGAAGTGCTAGCGTACCAAATATGAATAGGTTGCCAAGAGGTTAATATGGATTTAGTACATGACCAAATGGGTAAAAATGGATTTTTCTGGTTTCACGGAGTTGTTGAAGACAACAATGACCCGTTAAAACTAGGAAGAGTTAGAGTTCGGTGTTTCGAGTATCATACACAAAATAAAGACGATTTACCAACAGAAGATCTTCCTTGGGCAACTTTGCTTATGCCAGTTACAACATCTTCGGTTAGCGGAAAGGGACAATCTCCAACAGGACTATTAACGGGTTCTTGGGTTATAGGATTTTTTAGAGACGGTTCAAATTTTCAAGATCCTATAATTTTAGGAAGTTTTCACGGTATTCCTGCACACGAAGCAATTCCTTCTTTAGGGTTTAATGACCCAGAGGGAAAGTGGCCAAATAAAGATCATTTAGAAGAGCCTGATACAAATCGTTTGTCTAGAAATGAATCAATAGAAAAAACAATTGTAGAAAAAAAGAAAAAAGAAAAAATTTCCGGTGTTCAAACTGCAATACAGTCTTGGCTTAAATGGGAAGAAAAGGAAACTCCGTACGATGCCAAATACCCAAAAAATCATGTTTTAGAAACAGAATCTGGTCACATAATAGAACTTGATGATACTCCTGAAAAAGAAAGAATTGGAGTGTATCACAAAGCCGGAACTTGGATGGAAATACATCCAGATGGTTCTAAAGTAGAAAAAATAATTGGAGAAGATAACGAAATAGTTTTATCGGATAAAAAAATGCTGATAAAAGGAAACTGCTATATGAATATGGATGGAGCAGTAACTACTTTAAAAGCAGCAAAAGATTTTTACATTGAAATTGGTGGAGACCTTCTTGTTCACACCAAAGGTAATGTTGTTATGGAAACCGATAAAAACTTTGAACATAGAGTACACGGAACATATACAGTAGCAAGTGATGGCAATATGATGTTTGTTGCCCCAAGAATAGACTTTAATCCTGAAGGTGTTCAGCCAGGATTAGCCTCAAGCCCAAATTTAAGTAATGCACAAGCATCTCCCCTGTTAAAAAATACTGCCATTCCTTCAGATACTTTAACTAAATTGCAGGATCGTAATGGAAATTTATTCTTAAATACAGACTATCTTAAAAATTTAAATGGACAGTCTACTAATGGCAAAGGATTGCAAACTGCTAATCTTTCTGATGGTACTTCATTAAAATCTTGGGGAGACAATCGACAAAATCTTTCTGATGTTATAAGCGGTCAAAATAAAACTGTCACTATTTCATCTTCGTTTCCTCAGGGTACAACAATTTCTGATGTTAATTCCGGATTGTACACTAGTGATGAAATTAAAAGTAAAAATCAAACTCAAACACTTAATCAAATTGGTTCTCAAGAAGAAAGAATTACTTCTTCTGCAATAGAAAAAACACAAATAGATGAAATAGTTTCAAGCAGAGGAATACAACAAGCAGAATTAGAACAAGTCGTTGGTCAAGAAAATGTAAACTTTATAAACACTAACCAAAGTGTTTTGAATACAAACACAGAAATAACTACGGATATTGCAACAACAAATTCTAGCATTCCTTTAGCATCAAATACTTTAGAACCATTGGGTCAAAGTATTGGTGGTGTTTTAAATTCTGTTAGTGAAAATCTTTCTGGTGTTGGAGAGACTTTACAAAGTTTAGCACCAGGAATAAATTTATCAAGTATAGTTTCTATTGGTGCAGGAATTGGTCTTGGAGGAGTTGGTGGGCCTGTTGGCACTGCTGTTGGCGGGGCTTTTGCTGGTGCTTTGGCTTTTATAAATCCAAGCGCAGCAATTCAAGCAGTCAACACGAGCGCAAATATAGCGACTGGAGTGGCTCCTTCACCTTCTTCTTTCTTATCCTCTGGCCCACAAGATATAACCAATTTAAGTGCTGTTCCTCTTCCTCCTGTTGGAGGTGGTCTTTATGGAAATGTTACCGATGTCAATTTAATTGATATTGGAGGGCCTGCTATACCTTCTCAAAGTTTATACGCTGTTCCTGATGGCAAAGCAACTTTAATATCTGCGTATCCAGGAAGAGCAGAAATTAATAGTGGAACTAGAGGAATTCCTGCTATACCAATCGTTGCTTTTGAATCTGAGTTTCCGCCACTAAAAGAAGATATAACAGAAATTGACGGTGGTGAATTCTAATGCCAAGATTTAGAAATGGAGTAACTTATGGTTTTGGTGGATATAGTAGTGTTTGTACTATTTCCGCAGAGTGTCATATAAGTGATGGTTCTTCCGTATACGGAAATACAGGGCCAAAAGATTGGGGACTGTGGCAAAGCAGATATAAACACTATGGTATGCGCCCTCCAGAATTTTATTATCCAAATGGGCCTTACAATATTGAAGGCACACAAATAACAACCCCCACGGGATGTCATGCTATAGGGTTAAATAATTTTAACTGTTACGGTCTTTCTGGCTCAGGAGCCCCACACACAAGAACTGTTTTTTCTGCCTCTGGAACTCCACAATCTAGATGTTTAATAGTTTTTGGTGGTAAAAGAGGTGTTACTCAAAACAGTTCTTCAATTTTAAACTCAGACCTTGGTTCTTTTAGAGAAGGGCAAAGAATAACTAAAGAATCAAACTCTATATGTTTTTACGCTTATCCATCCCCACCACCAGTAACATATGGCCCTAGTGGCATTTATTCTTCAGGATTTGGTGTTGTATATGGTTGTAACGAATGCTGTGATATAAAATACATGGTCGTTTCTGGAGAATTTCCTCCAGATTTAACTTTAGATATGGAAACTGGAGTCGCATATGGTTTCATATCAGAAATGGATTTGCCAGACAATCCAGAAGATAAAAATAGCAAAGACTATTTCATGGAAAGATGGCGATTACCCTCAGATTATAAAATAACAGAAAAAAATTATGCAACTGTAGGTTCTGCATCTTCATTTAGAAGCGGAAGAGGAGCAGAAAACATAGCAAGATTTATCATAAGAGCGTTTAATGGTAGAGATCCTAGGGTTTTTACAGATAAAGAATTCAGTATAAGTATATCGAACAATTGGTCTTCAGACCGAGATAGATTGATAATAAATATTAATAATCAATTTTATCTTGATGGGAATCCCGCAAGTAATAAGGATTACATCAATAAAATGAAAGAAAGAGGGTTTTTTGACTGAATGCCAGCAGTAAGCGCACAAGGGGATATTTGTAGTGGGCATGGATGCTACCCACCTAGACCTGTTATTGCTTGGTCTGGTAATGTTTTTGTAAACAGCAAAGGGTGTCATCGTCAATTTGATGGATTGGGACCACATTGCGACCTTTGTGATAAGCATCATCCTTGTCATGTCTCTATCAGTATACATC